CTTTTATGGGAGTGTTGATGGTCGAGGCGATGTATTCTCCCCAGAACACAGAAAACTAATGTCTACTGCCGCACCTTCTGGTGAAATCTCTGAGGGCAAAACTCTCAGTTATGACACGGTTGTAAAGCAATTCGGGGCACTCAACACCAAGCTTGATGATATAATGTCCTTCATCAAGGAAGTCAATACGAAGCTGGAACAGCAAGACCTCGCTCGCAAGAGAGCGGCCTTACTGTCTCAGAGACTTGCTTTGAAGAGGGCATCTACCGTCAAGACTGAGGAAGAGGAAGCCAAGAAGAAAGCAGAAGAGGAAGCAAAGAAGAAAGAGGAAGAGGACAAGCGCAAGAAGCTGGAAGAGCTAAAGTCTCGTCTTTCAGAAGTCAAGACTAAGGTTGAAGAGGAACGCAAGAGGAGAGAGGCGTCTGCAACCCCACCTGCACCTACCGGAAAGGGTAGTGTTGGCAAGGTAGAGGAAGAGAAGACTCCGCTCACCGCTACGGGCGTCACAACCGAGTTCCCTGACTACTGGAAAGAGATTACTGGTGCTTCCGACAAGTTCAAGAGTCTGGGACTCCTATCGGGTTAAAGTGACACAAAATGTCTCTTCCACACGGTAGCTCCATCCCCGGAACTCTTGAGGGCGCACCCTTCCACAATGACGACTTCATGCTTTCCTTTAACTCAGTAGCAAATACGAATGGCGTAGGCGTCTACATCGGAGCACTGATAACACTATCTGGCTCGGCTGACTTCACTTGTATGGTTACAGCGCAAACACAAGGCTTGTTCATTCTTGGAGTTGCCCAGACCTCTGGACAGCTTCAGAGTGCAATCAACATCATTGTGAGAGGCGAAATAACCGTTACAACTGATGCATCAGTCACAGCAGGTATGTATCTAGATGCTTCGACGACTTCTGGTGACGATGGGATGGTAGCTCCTTCTCCACAATCTGGTGGGGCAGGGCCGTATGGTGTTACACCAACCAGACTCGTCGCACTTCAGAGTGTTACCGGAACTCAAGCGTCTCCGGCAACGCTAGTCGCCTTACTGTTCTAGACACTACTAGGGTGAAAGAAACATGGCTATGACTCGTGAAGAGTTCCCGATTGTTAACACTGGTGCGCTGTTCTATCCAGCACTGGCGAAGAGGATAGTAGAGCTTACAATGCCTAACTTGGCGTTGAAGCCACTGCTACAAGACTTCTTCATCAAGGTTGGAGCTACGGCGTCCATCCCCAAGCAAAAGGGTGCTCGTGCCACCGCAGTCATCGGAAAGACTGCTGAAGGGGCCGAGATTATGGCTGACTTTACACCATATGACTCGATTACCGTCACACCTTACAAGGTGGGTATGAGGGTCAGAGTCACCAGAGAGTTGATTGAAGACCAAATCGTGAATATTGTAGAAGACCAGTTGAAACGGGCCGCAAGGCGTGTGGTCATGACCATTGACCAAGACGTTGAGAAGGCCATCTACAACATCAGCGTGTCTACTGCGACACCTGTAAGTGGTTACTCAATATTCATGGACGGCACTAAGCAACAGTTCCCCAATACGATAGGAGTTGACGACATAACGAATGCGAAGCAGGTAATCCAGAACTACGCTCTGGAACCCGACACGATTGCGATGAACCCAATGGCTCATCAAGACCTTGCCAATCTGCCTCAGTTCGCCGCACTCCTGTTCTATGGGCAACCTGTTTACGCACAGGGAACCGGGACTGTTGTATCTGCTCCACAGCTATACGGGCTTAAGCAGATAGTGACGCCTAACATCCCTGTGACGACTGGTTCGAGTAACAGCGGAAGAGCCTACATCATGGCCGCCGCAGGCTCGAACTACTCTGCCGCATATGCACCGCTTGGTTACTTCGCTACGAAGAGACCAATCAGTGTGGATGTCTGGCCGCAACCAACTTTCGACTCAATTGATGTGGTCATTACTGCGAGATATGCGCCAGTCATTACCTATCCAGAGTCTATTGTTCAGCTATCTGAACTTAGAAGCTCTTAGAAAGGTAGGATTGCGTTTCACCAGTAGAGCCAAGTCAAACACTCGAAGTTAGGGAGTTAACA